AATTTGTCTTAAATAAATAGACATTTGTCTATTGATTAAGTTCGATTCCAATAAATACTATTACGATAAGAAAACCGCCGATGGTTTTGTCGAGTTATTTGAAAAATTAATAACTCATCCAAAAGGGCCACTATCTGGCAAACAATTTAAACTCGAAGAATGGCAAAAGGAGGAGTTTATCCGCCCTTTATTCGGGATTAAAGACAAACTCACCCACAAACGGAGGTTTAAAAAGGTATTTATGATGATACCAAAAAAGAACGGTAAAACCCCATTAATGGCGGGCGTTCTTTTAATCATGACCAAACTGTTAAAGGATAACGGTAGTCGAGTTGTTTCATTAGCATCAAGCCGAGACCAAGCAAAATTAGTTTATCGCGATATGTGCGAAATGATAAGGAATAATTACACCTTGTCAAAATGGTTTAAAATCTATCAAGGTGCGATAGTTTGCGGGCGTAAATCTTATACTCCCCTTTCGGCCGATGTCGGCACAAACGATGGAGATGGCTGCGAGGTTGTTCTGATTGACGAAGAACACCGATTCAAAACCCGTGAGTTAATCGACTTGATGGGTTCAAGTCAAGCAAGCAAAGACCAACCATTATTTTTAATAATCACCACGGCAGGGAGCGATACAACTTCAATTTGTTATGAGGATTACGACTATGCCTGTAAGGTTCGGGATGGTATAATCGAAGACGATACTCTTTTACCGATAATTTACGAAGCGGGCAAAGATGATGATCCTTATTCAGTAGAAACCCAAAAGAAAGCCAACCCGAATTATGGTATTTCAGTTTCAGCGGATTTTTTAGCTGAAGCAGCGAATAAAGCAAAAAACAACGCGAGTTACCGAAATTCTTATTTAAGGCTACATTTAAACCTTTGGACTAAGGTAAGCGAGGTTTGGATAACTGATGAAATTTATAATGCTAACCAACCAGAATTAGACATTAATAGATTAAAAGGTCACAAATGTATCGTTTCTTTTGACTTAGCTTCAAATTCGGATTTAACGGCAATGAATCAACTATTTCCACCCGATAGAAATAGAGATTATTACCCAGACAAATATTTGTCTTTTAATAGATTTTGGCTCCCAAAAGAAAAGCGCAAAGATTCTGCCGATAAAAACAACATAAATTATAATGAATGGGTTGAAAAAGGATTCATACAGGAGTTAAACGGCAATCGTTTAAACCTTGATGACTTAGAAAACATAGTTTTGGACATTTTAAGCGAATTTGAAGTAACAAAGGTGTTATACGACCCTTACCACTCAATCCAGCTAATTAGCCGAATTGGGGAGGTTTTTGGAGCCGATAACATGATTTCATGTAGGCAAGACCATAAATTTTTCACGGAGCCTATGAAACGCTTAGAATTTCTGATTAATGAAGGTCAGTTTTTGCACGGTAACAATCCTGTTTTGAGGTGGTGCTTTTCAAATACCGTTGTAAATCACTCGAATTACGGAGATTTAATCAAGCCCGACAAAAACACTTACCACCAAAAGATTGACGGCACAGTTACTAATATTATGTCAATAGCAGCCACTATCGGAGCCGAAGAAGAACAGGATAGTTACCTAAAAAACATGACAGACGATGAAATTACACTCCTGTACAAGGGAGAATTAACCGATGAACAAATCGAAATAATTAAAAAACGATGACAAACAACCAGACCCGTGAATTTCACAGAAACGCAATTAAGTTAGTAAATGCAGGATATAGTTACATTCGGGCGTATCAACTTTTGGAGAATAAACACCTAAAAAAGCATAAAGAACCGATGTATTCATGTTACAGGCAGTTTATAAACGCAAATCTCTACTATCGCAATGAGAGAAAATTAAGACAAAACAATCTATAAATGTCTATTCCCGATTTAGTTTTGTTTGCTAAATGGGGATTTTCGATAGATTGTTTGGTAAATCAGAAAAAAGGGAGGTTTATACCATGCCTATTTCTGAATATCAAGGTTTGGCGAATTACGGATTTGCGCAAACTCCAAATCAGATAAAAATCACCGATAAAACCGCCCTTTCGCTTTCAGCGGTTTGGGCTTCTGTTAAAATACCAAGCGAAAGTTTGGCAAGTGTTCCGCGAGGAGTTTACCAAAGGGATAAAAAAGGCAACTCAATCTTAGCGACCACATCACCCGCTTACAAATTAATGCTAAAGCCTAACCCGTTTATGAATGGGTTTACTTGGCAGCTTTGCATGGGGTATTCTTACCGATTAAAAGGCAATGCGTATTCTCAAATTGTCCGTGATGGCAATAATTACCCTACTGAATTAATCCCTATCCACCCAGACCGAGTTGAAGTAAAATTTGAAAATGGGGAAATTGTATATAGGGTTGACAATAATTTGACAATAAAAGCGGCTGATATGTTGCATTTTAAAGGCTTAACAAGCGATGGTTACACGGGAATAAGCCCAATAGCCGCAGAAGCGCAAAATTTAGGTTTAGCACTTTCAACCCAAGCAGCCCAAAAGAATTATTACGAAAAAGGCACGAGTTTAGACGGGGTTTTAATTCATCCAGGTAACTTAAATATTGAAACCGCTGCAAAAACAATTAAAGCGTGGAAAAACGATGTTTCGGGAACCGATGGCGATAGGGTTAAAATCGTTGATGGAGGTTTTCAGTATCATCAACTAAAAATTACCGCCGCCGAAATGCAATTTTTGGAAGCACGCAGCGCGAGTATTCCAGACATAGCACGGATTTTCACAATGCCGTTGCACAAATTAGCGCATTTAGGAGCAAGCACAAACAACAATATAGAGCAACAAGGTATTGACTATGTAACGGACACTTGTATGCCCTTTGCGGCCTGTTTTGAAGCGGAGTTGGAAGATAAGTTACTGCTAAGTTTTGAGAAACCCGACCACTTCATAAAATACAATCTTAACGGGTTAATGCGTGGGGATTACAAGTCACGAATTGAGGGATACAGGATTTGGCACTCAATGGGAGTTCCTCTTAATCAACTTTTGGCTTTGGATGATATTAACCCTGTTGAGGGCGGAGATAAATCCCTTGTTCCTTTAAACATGATTAGTTCGGACAAGTTGGATGAATACCACTTTGCTAAAAACGAGGATAAAAACACCTCAAACACGCCGCGAGAAACGAAACAAAGAGATGCATTTACAATCGATGAATTATACAACGAATTAAAATGAAAGAACAAGAAATAAGAACCATAAATGTCGATGACTTGACTATCGAATCAAGGCAAATAGATAACGGACTTACTGAAGATACAATTAGCGGTTACGGCATTGTATTTAACTCCGAAAGCCGTGTTTTAGGTGGTTGGTATCAGTTTACAGAAACAATCGATAGTCGGGCACTTGACGGGGTTGATATGACCGAGGTAGTGGCAACATTTAACCACAATTTCGACAATATTTTAGCCCGTGCCGATTCAAATACATTAACGCTATCAATCGATAGTAAAGGTTTAAAGTACTCTTTTAAAGCACCTAATACAACGGCAGGTCGCGATTTAGTAGAGAATATCAAAAACAAAAACATTCGCGGTTCAAGTTTCATTTTCACAACCCTTGAAGATAGGTGGACTTACACAAAAGAAGAAGATAAGCCCGACAAAAGAGAGGTTTTGAAAATTGAAAGACTTATTGAATTAGGCCCAGTAGTTATGCCCGCTTATGCTGATACAACGGCAGCTAAACGCTCATTTGAATTGAGTTTAGAACAAAAAAGAGAAGTAGAGCCAAAAATCGACTACGAAAGACTTGAAAAATTATACAAAGCACACAAAATAAAACAAAAATGAAAAAATCAATTGAATTAAAGGAAAAACGAGGCTTACTCGATACCGAGCTAACCTCCTTAAATGCAAAGGTTGAAGCCCGCGAGGTTTTGACCCCTGCCGAAGAATTGAGGTTTAGTGAGGTTATTGCCGAAATTGAAACCTTGAGTTCAGACATTGCCACCGCCGAAACCCGTGAAAAGGCTATCGAAGATGCTGAAAAGCGTTCTAAAGGTGGTGTAGCATCTTATTTAAAAGGAGGTAAAACCGACAATGAAAAGCAGATTAAAGAGGTTTTCTCTTATCGCTCTTTCATTTTGGAAGCAGCCGAAAAAGGATTAACAGGCGTAAACGCCGAACTTCATCAAGAAGGTAGAAGCGAAATGATTCAAAGTAACGTATCGCCAAAAGGGCATGTTATCCCCGCTTTTATTTTACGTGGTGAAGAACGTGCATTAACAACTTCAACAGGCGACACCGCGAAAGCTGGGTATTTAATCCAAACTGAAAAGTTAGGAGGAGAGTATATCGACCTTTTGAGAAACAATATCGTTTCAGTTCAAGCGGGCGCACGTTTTATGGGCGGATTGGTTGGAAATATCGACATTCCCAAACTTGTAACAAGTGCGGGCGGTGCATGGTTGACAGAAACAGGCGCAATTACCGCAGCCGATAACGTACACGGCCAATTAAGCGGAACTCCAAAACGTTACGGTAATGCAACCCCTATTTCTAAAACATTGCTTCGTCAGACTACAATGGATGCCGAAATGATTGTAAGAAACGACCTTGTAAGAACTCACGCAGTTGCAGTTGACACAGCAGCTTTAATCGGTTCGGGTTCTTCAAACCAACCAACAGGAATTTCCGCAACGGCTGGTATCGGTTCTTATGCTTTAGGAACTAACGGACTTGCGCCAACTTGGGCAATGGCAGTAGGACTTGAAACAGAAGTAGCAAACGACAATGCCGCTTTAGGTTCATTGTGTTACGTGACAAACTCAAAGGTTCGCGGTAAAATGAAAACCGTTTTAAAAGATGCTGGTTCTGGGTTGTACCTTTGGGATAATGGCGATTTCTTAAACGGTTATAAAGTTTACGTTTCAAACTCTATGCCTTCAACCTTAACAAAAGGTTCATCAAGTGGGGTTTGTTCTTCAATGTACTTTGGAAACTTTAACGACCTTATGATTCTTCAGTGGGGAGGTATCGACTTAGTAATTGACGGTGTAACACTTGCCAAATCAAATCAAATTGAAGTAGTAGCTAACGGGTACTATGACATCATTGTAAGACGTGCGGAATCTTTCGCAGCTTGTCTTGATATTCTTACAACCTAATCTGGCTTTTTCTAATATGCTGGAGCCCCTTAAATGGGGCTTTGGCAGTAATAAACATTAACAGATTATGGCAATACAAACAGAATTAAAAGCAAACGTAAAATGGCTAAGAAACGGCCTAAATGCTGGTTACGGTTACAATGCGGGCGAAGAGGGTTATGTTGACCCGAAATTGACCACAACTTACAAAAAAGTAGTAGAAGGCAAAGAGGTTGAAGAAACCATGAATACTATTAAGTATTTGGTAAAATTTGACTTTGTAGAAGAAATTTAAATGAAGATAGTTCAGCAGACTTTTCCCGAAATCCTACCGATGCCCTTAGATGTGATTAAAGCGCAGTTAAGGATTGACGGCAACGATGAAGATATTAATATCTCAACACGGGTAAAGTCTGCTGCATCTTTAGTAGAAAAGTACACTAATCGGGTTTTATTAGAATCGACTTTTATAGCCTATTTTGATGAATACCCAGAAACCGAAATTGAATTATTTGTTTACCCAATTACGGCAGTAGTTGTTAAGTATTATAATTCAAGCGGTGTATTAACAACAATGACAAGCGGCACGGATTACGTTTTGGATATGAAAGACTGCCCGACAAGGATTAAATTTTTAACCACTCCTGCACTTCAAGCGAATATCTACAACGGAATTGAAATCCATTACACGGCTGGACATTCAGATATTGAGGATATAGACAAAGGAATTATTGAGGGTTTAAATTTAATAATCGGATCATTCAACGAAAACCGCCAAAACGAAAGCGCATTCCAAGTGAATGAAATCCCGATCAACTACCGTAGAATTTTGGATTTACACGTTAAAGGCAAATATATATGAACATAGGGCGAATGGATAGGCGCATTACTTTAAAAACTCCGACATTGACAAAGAACGCAATCGGAGAAAGTGTAAAAACATTTAGTACGTTGGATGTTGTTTGGGCTTCAATCAAATATCCAAACGGTATGGCTATGAATGAGGGCGAAGAGGCGGGAATTGAGAAAGCTATTAAGCCCGTTGAATTTACAATTAGATACCGAACCGATGTAAACGAAACTATTAATGTTTACTATCAGAGCAAGACTTACGAAGTAAAGCGAGTAGTTGAAATCGGGCGAAATGAGGGGTTACGATTAATAACGGAGGTGCGTATATGAGCATTCAATTAATCGGATTTGACAGAATAGTGGCCGCAGTTAGGCAAATGCCAGACAAGGTAAAAGTAAAGGCTATGAAGGGAATCATGTCTAAAAACATGAAACCAATAGTTCAAGGGATTAAAGCAGCAACTCCAAGCCGTGCCGATGGTGGATATTATACAAGTACACATCAAAAAGTACATCAAGGTAAAGCAAACCCGCGACACAAACGAACTAAATACGAAAGTAACGCGAGTGCTTACAATACCTTGCCCGGTAACGCCAAAAAATCCATTGGAACCAAAGCATTTTCAAAAGGTCAATTAGTAACCACTTATGCGGGTATTAATAAGCGTAAAAATGTTGACGGTTGGTATGCGTTTTTTGTTGCTCGCGGAACAAAGCACATCTCAAAGGATGATTTTATTTCAAGGGGCGCAAATCCTCAAATGAATAAAGCAGCTAACAATTTAGAAAAGGACATTGCTGAATATTTAGTAAAGAACGCCCGAAAATTGGGGCTTAATGCAAGTTTAAGATGAACAGTGAAGCAGCGATATATCATTTATTAAGCAACGATGCTACTTTGACCGCATTGTTAAGCGCAACGACTGCAATATGGCCGGAGATAGCACCACAAGGCGCAGCGAATCCATGTATCGTATATCAAGAAAGCACAATCGACACGAATAACACAAATGACGGGGTAAGTGAGTTAGATGTTCAGAAAATCCAAGTTGATGTTTACGCAGATTCAGCAGCCCAACGAAATACAATTGCAGCGCGAGTTAGAACGGTTTTAGACGGGGTTAGCGGCACTTATGCGGGTATTGTGGTAGATTCAATCGTATTCAGTTACGGCGATAAGCTATACGATGACATTGCGAAGTGTTACCGATTTACAAGCGATTACAGTTTAAGGCAAAAATTATGACAAAGAAAAATAAAATAGACCCGAATAAAGCAACGGTTTGGGTAACAATCTTACAAGGATGGCAGCATCCTTACGGAACATTTAAAGAAGCGGGAACTGTATTACCCGTTACGAGTGAATATGCGGCTGAATTAGTCGCTGAAGGTATAGCAGAAATTAAAAACTAAAATATAATGGCACAAACACCAGGAATAATCAACGGCAGTATAATCGGCATTTATGTAGGTTCTACTAAAATTTTAAACGGCAAATCGACCGCTTTCTCAATAAAGATGGCAACCCGTGACACAACTAACTCGGACACTTCGGGCTACAAAACGGCCCTTGGAGGTTTATTGAGTTGGGATATGACAGGCGACTACTTATTTGCAGAAGATGCGAGTTACGGATTTGACGACATTTTTGGACTTATTACCGCCCGCGCAGCAGTAACGGTTAAAATCTCAAGTGAAGTTGTAGGGGATAAACTTTACACAGGTTCGGCATTTATTACAGGACTTGACCGCGAAGGTTCAACAGAGGAAAACGTAACTTTCAAAGTAACATTTGAGGGTACAGGCGCATTAACAGAATCAACAAAATCGTAATTAATTAACCATGTCAGATAAGGTAATTAGCAACGGATTGGAGTACAATGTATCAATTACAATGTACTCCATGAAGATGCACGAAAAAGCAAAAGGTTTAAAACTTTCACAAATAGGCGAAAGCCTTGCAAACGCTGAAACAGAAATGGACAGCTTTATTTTGATGTCAGAACTTTGTTACTACGGTGCAAAGGACTTTTTGGAAACACAAGGCAAAGAAATCGAAGTATCAGAACAACAGTTTGTAAGAGGGATTAAACTTGACCAAATGTCCGTAATATCAAACGTGGTTATGGACTATTTCGGAGAGATTAAAGAAGCGGAAAACAAAAGGCAGCCGAAAGCAAAGAAAGTTTAGGAGTTGATTTTTTCTACTCTAAAGCGGTTGGAACTTATGGCATAAGACCGAATGATTTTTGGCGGTTAAGTTTGCATGAATTTAACCTAATACAAGAGGGCTGGATGGAAGGCTATAAGATGAATGTTGAAAATCTACGGATTCAAACATGGATGTTATACCCGAACCCAACAACAGGTTTAACAGCGCAAAAGTTATGGCCTTTGCCGTGGGATAAACCAAAAGAAGATGTCGGAAAATACATCAAAGAGAATATTAAACTATACGATGATATTTTCCCAAAAACACTAAAAGAATGTCAAGATACGCAGCCGTAAACGTCCGATGGGGCGCAGATATAAGTGAGTTTAGTACTGCCATGCAAAACGTGGCAAGACATATGCAACGGGCGGGAGACCAACTCCAAAACGTAGGCAAGTCTTTGACTATGAATTTAACGGCACCAATCGCAGCATTAGGCACGGCTTCTTTGTATGCCTTTGCTAAAATTGATATGCTTAAACGCGGTTTAACTACGTTTATGGGAACTACTGAAGCAGCGGAAGCAGAGTTTCAAAAACTTAGAGAGGTTGCAAAGTTACCCGGTATAGGACTGGAGGAAGCGGTAAGAGGTGCAAATAACCTTATGGCTATCGGAATGAGCGCAGACGATGCGCGAACCGCGATGATGTCATTTGGAAAGGCTATCGCTACAATCGGCGGAGGGCGTGAAAACTTTGATTTAGCTATCCGAGGATTCGGGCAATTAACCAACGCGAGTAAGCCTTTACAACAGGATTTATACCAAATTGCAAACCAGTTGCCACAAGTCAATAAGTTGATGAAGGAAGCATTTGGCACGAATAGAGCCGAGGATTTGGCGGCGATGGGACTAAGCGGCAAGCAATTAGCTGATTTCTTAGTAACTGAATTAGGCAAGTTGCCAGCAGTTACGGGAGGTATTGGAAACGCTTTTGAAAACATGGCCGATACTTCAAAGATAGCACTTGCAACGATAGGCGAAGCGATTGAAAAGAACTTTAACATAAGCGGTAAATTAACAAAGTTTGCGGATTGGTTAAGCGGATTAGCTACTAAATTTAGTCAGTTAAGCCCAGAAATCCAAAAAGCGGCGGTAATATTTGCAGCGATAGCAGCCGCGATTGGGCCCGTTATGATTGGTTTAGGTGGAGTTATTAAAATACTACCTTTACTTATTAGCGGTTTTGCGGCACTATCAACGGCAGCCCCTTATATTGCAGCGATTGGCGTAGCGGCTTATTTGATTTATAAAAATTGGGATTTAGTCGCTAAAAAGGTTGTAGATGTTACTAATTATTTTGTTGACCTTTATAATACTTCGATAGCTTTCAGAGGTTACATTAACGGGCAAATTGCTTCATTTAAAAATATGTTTACCATTTTGGGCGGTGTATTTGATTTAATGAAAAATAGTTTAACCGCTTTTGGAAATGCAGCGAGCGCGATATTTAGTTATTTAGGCAAAGTAATTAAGGCAGTTTTAACAGGGGATTTTGCAAGCATTTTAGATGCTACAAAAACTTTAGGCAGAGAAATGGGCGATGCTTGGTTAAAAGGTGCAAAAGGCTTTTTAAGCACGATAGGCGATACCATGCAAGGAGTTGGCGCAAATATCAACAAAGGTTTTGAAGATACGATTAACCCTGAAATAATTGCTAAAATTACATATAAAAGTGACGGAGTAACACCTGTTAAAAATATAACCGATGCGATAACTCCAAAAGGAGCAGCCGCAAAAGATACTAAAGTTCAACCAAATTCAAGCCTAGGCAATAGATATGCACAAGAACATCAAGAACTTGTTAAGCAACTCGAAAAGCAAGGAGTTGAAGAATCAAATGTTATTGCACGCTTAAACGCTTTAATAGGCAAACAAATCGAAAGTAAATCGACTATTTACAGCCGTTGGATTACAAACACAACCGCCCAAATGCGACAAGCGGTTGAACGATTAGGGGCCGAAATGTCAACTATTATTCAAGGCAGTTTGTCAAACATGATTTCAGACAGTTTCGCCATGATTGGGGAGAATATCGCAATCGGAAACGACCCCTTTGCAGAAATAGGCAAAAACTTGCAGAACTCAATGGGCAAGCTACTTGCAACACTTGGAACGGCAATGATTAGTT